ATGATGGTATTCGAAAACAGTGATCGCATTCCAGTTGTTGGTACGAGTCGCGTAGGCACTGTTGAGACAACGTATGATACGTTGGTAAAAGCATTTGGTAAACCAACCGATGTGGGTGCTTCGACGTTAGGAAAAGGCGATCCACCTTATTATGCCGATTATGATGCTGGCGATAAGGTAACAGCAGAATGGGTGTTAGCATTTGCTGTTGGTGGGGGTGATCCGGAAGATGGTGGCATGGACGATAGTGATTGTGTTATTGCAACAGTATACGATTACAAAACGGGTTGGACGCCCATGGAAAAATACAATTGGCACGTTGGGGGGTTTGATCAAAACGCATTGCGTTTCGTTGAAATGAGACTAGCGGAAGCCGAAATTGCTTAAAGAAGGGGACATCGTAGAGTTATTGCCGACTAACAATCGTAACAGGCAGTTACGAGCACAAGAAGGCAAACACGAATGGGAAGTCTTAAAAATTGACCCAAGAACAATATGCTTTAACAATAATGAAGGAATTCTTATACAGTCTGTGAAAGATAGAAAGCATGAACGATGGGTAGAACGCAACGATATTGCATTAATTGAATTTAGAGAACATCGAAGAGATTAGGGTGCATACGCAGAAGGACACAATAACAAAAAACCTCAGCCGTAGCGGAGGTCCTGGGGCAGACCGAAAATTCCTAAAAATCGCCCCCGCGAATTTAACTACTATAGGAGTATGATATGGCCTATACAGATGTAGAAGAAGAACAACGTTCAAAGTTGCCTAAATGGCTTTGTGTAGAAGATGCTGAAAAAAGAAGTGAGCAGAATATAGATTTATATTCTCAGGAACAAGTATATAAAGCAGAAACATTTAGGAAAATGGTGGTACGAGCCTATTTCCGTAGTAGGGTATATCTTAATTTTAGAGAAAGATTTATTGCTGTTAAAGTAGAAGCACCTGATATTAGAGATAAAATATCTACAGAAGCAAGAGAAGTTGCAGAATTTGCAGACAAGAATGATATTATAATTCTTAAAAAACGTGCAAGTTTAATATTTCGATTATACCAAACATGACAGTACTAGAAAATTATTTGGTCGATAGTGGTTATCTTGTAATGACCTATGACAACGGTTCCTGTGAAGTATACAACAGAAATTATAAGTTTATTTCTAACGACATGGCAGTTGCTAGTGAAATTCAAGCAACTAAAAATTTACTTCAAACCTGGAAAGAATATCCTGTTAGAGAAGGAAAAGTAGGGTTGGGTCAATGGTATGAATTGTAATATATGTGAGACATGGGAAGATGTTGAAACCTACCTCGAAACAATACCGGGGGATTCATCTATCGTAATAGAAGAAATGTTGGCTTGGGGTAAACAAGTAACAAGTGGCACCAACTTACAGTCAGAAGCCGAATACGACTTTTGCCCGGGCAAGGATGTTTATTCTATACAATGGATACCTGGCACAGAAGTACACAAATTTAATCTTCCATCAGATGGAAGATATGATCTTTATTATAAATTTGAAGATGGTGAGTTTGCTGATATTGGCACACCAGCACTTCAACGCACAGAAACAATGGTAAGTCATTTAGAATGAACAACAGAACAAGTGATTGTCCTTTTCTAATAAAGAAAGGCATTGGTAAGGAACACATTGTATATAATACAGAAACTGGATTAAACATATATCATGGTTCTTATAAGACTTGTCTTAAGATAGCATCACATTTTAATACTGAATGGTTTTTTCAAAAATATATAGGATAGTGGGTATGGACCTTGCTGGTAGGTACCAGACCTCGTGGAAAAGTTGTGCGGACAGTGTCTCCGTTCTCCACTCTGCAGGTGCGAGAATGGTGGTCCAATGTGTCACTGTATAGGTGATCCGATGTTGCGACGGGCGAAATCCTGGCTACCCACTATCCTTCCTTTTTTTTGACTTGACAATATAGGAAAAATAGCGTATTATATAGATATGGCAAATCTAGTACCAATTGTAATAGAACAAACAGACAAAGGAGAGCGATCGTACGATATATATAGTCGACTGCTTAAAGACCGTATTATAATGTTAGACAATGAAATAGAAGATCATTGTGCAAGTTTAACAGTGAGTCAATTATTGTTTCTTGAAAGTGAGAATGCAGAAAAAGACATTTTTATGTATATAAATTCTCCTGGGGGAACTGTTACAGCAGGAATGGCAATATACGATACAATGCAATTTATCGCACCAGATATATGTACCATTGTTATGGGCCATGCGGCATCGATGGGGTCTCTGTTAGCACAAGCAGGCGCTCCTGATAAACGTTGGATATTACCGCATAGTAGACACATGATACATCAACCAATGGGCGGAGCAAGTGGACAAGCATCAGATGTTGAAATTCGTACAAAAGAATTACTCAGAGTAAAAGAAGAATTAACTCAAATTTATATAAAGCATAATACGAAAGGTAAATTGTATCAAGAATTAATTAATGATATGGACAGAGATAATTTTTTAACAGCACAAGAATCTGTTAATTATGGATTAGCAGATAAAATAGTGGAAAGTCGTGAACTTCCTGGTGACTAATACTACGCACCGAACAGGCGAATTGCATGTTATGGTTGACTTGGAAACATTGTCAACTAAACCTAATGCAGTAATTTTAACGTTCGCGGCAATGAAATTTGATCCTTGTAATGATGCTAGGAAAGAAACAGAAGAACGAATATTTAATAGTAAACATAGTTTTTATAGGCGTATTGATTTAGAAAGTTGTGTCGACTTAGGTCAAGTAATAGATGACCACACAATTGATTGGTGGGCAGAACAAGACGACATAATTAGAGAAGAAGCATTTGCACAAGACAATAGACATTCAATAGAAACTGTTTTAACAGATTTTCATAAATGGTGTTTTGGTGCAAAAGCATTTTGGTCAAATGGTTCTATATTTGACATAATGATAATAGAGGATTATAATAGAAAATTAAGTAGAGGCAATCCGTGGAAGTTTTGGGAAATACGAGATTGTAGAACAATATATGCTTTAGCAGATCCGGAAATGCCCGAAGCAAGTAAGCATCATGCATTAATGGATTGTTGGAGGCAAGTAGTCGGTATACAAAACTGTTACCGCAAATTAGCAAAATAAGGAGATAAATTATGTGGAAATGGATAAAGAAGTTTTTTAGCGATCTAGGTTCGTATGGTCAAAAATATGAGCCGGCGCCACCACCACCGCCTAAGAAGAAAGTCAGAATACCTAGTAAGACTGCATTAATGAAAATGTCAAAACTCAGACTTGATCATCAAGGAGAGCAGGAAGGCATTAAATTAGATCGTAGAAAGTCTAAACGGGAAATGGTAGATGATCTTATGGCATTTAGAAAAGCACAAAGAGGCTAGATAAATACTGTTATGATAACCATTACAGAGGCCGCCAAAGAACAAATGTTAAACATATTAAAAAAGAATAATGAAAGTTATGTTCGTTATTCTTTAGATGGCGGCGGCTGTTCTGGATTAATAGGTAAGTGGGAATCTCCTAGTGATTTAGAAGAAGGGGATGTACCATTCAATTTAGACGAAGGCAATAACCAATTATTAATAGATAAATTTACTATTCAATATATGAAAGATGCAACTATAGATTATACTGGTGATTTTATGCCTGCTTTTAAAGTAAGCATTCCAAATACTAGTTCCTGTGGTTGCGGGGAGAGTTTTCAACTATGACAGAATTAGTCAAAGGAGGGGCCAATGAAGTTCCTCCGGAACCAAATAGATTCTTTACCGACTCCAGCAAGGAGGGTAGTATCATATATGTTTAAAGTATATATCGCATGGAGTATCTGTGCGGATATAATTATCGTTGCTGGCATTGTTTATCTGATAATTCATTGAATGGAAATAGATTTAAACAAATATAAACACTTTGTAGATGCTGTAACATCCAAAGAATCAAAAGACTCGGCCGCATTAGTTGAACGTTGGCGGGAACTTAATAAGTTTGTCGAAACACCTCGTCTCTTGACTGCTAGTATAGGACTCGGATCCGAATCTGGTGAGTTCAGCGAAATTGTAAAAAAATGTATCTTTCAAGGCAAGCCGTTAGATGAAGATACCAAACATCATTTAAAACGAGAACTTGGGGATATAATGTGGTATTGGGCGCAGGCATGTTTAGCATTGCATTTAGATCCAAATGATGTTATAATAGAGAATGTAGAAAAATTAAAAAGCAGATATCCCGGCGGTGAATTTGATGCATCAAAATCAGAACAAAGAAAAGAAGGAGATATATAATGTCAGACCCTTTCAGTCCTTTTCCTGATTTTAAAGATTTAACACAAGAACAGGTGTTAGAAAAATATAACGAAGTAAATCAAAAAATACGACTTGCCCATAGGGCGGGAGCAAATCCTCATATCATAGGTCAAATGCAAATGTTGGCTGCCAGATTATTAGAACATTATCATGAAACTGCTTTAATAGAAAGAATAAATGAAGGTGACGAGGATGCCGACACAATATCAATCGGATAATGTACCAGCTCATGTAATCAGCAGATGGCTCAATGGTAGTGTTACACCTAATAAGTTAGAAATATGTATAGACGAAAAGTCTGTAATGGAATGTGTGTATAGAGATATAGAATTGACAGAAATATTAATAGAAGATCCAACTTTTATAGAAAAATATAATCAGTTTTCTAAATTATTTGATATAGGCGATGATATAAAATATGAAGAACCTAATAAGTTACCTAAAGAAGAATATATAAAAGAGTGTTTAAAAAATTGGAATCTTCCTAAGGAATATAAATCTTGTAATATTAAAGAACTACTAACAGAACGTTGTATTACAGATATAGAAAAACAAAGAGTAGAAGATGAATACATTGAATTTGAAAAACGAGGATTGGTTCCTGTTTTAAAATTTCTTAATTATTTTGTAGAAACATTAAGAAAAAATAATATAATATGGGGCGTTGGTAGAGGTTCTAGTGTTGCATCTTATTGTCTTTATCTATTGGGCGTTCATAAAATAGATAGTATTAAATATAATTTAGATATGGAGGAATTCTTAAAATGAGGGAAGTTAGAACAGCAAAAGGTAGAATTATAAATATGCAGGCACTATTAGATGCTAATCAAGATGCTCGAGCAGTTAGTAATGTACCAATGAATGCAAGAGGCGATTTGTTAGATGAACATGGTAATATTAAAGCCGATAAAGGAACCATTACATCTGCATATTATGAAGATAATCCTAAAGCAACTAAAAATGTTAGTATTAAAAAATCTACAGCAAGAGATCCTAAAAAGAAAATACAACCAAAAGTAAAAGAAACAAAAGAAGAACCAGTAGCAACAATGGATTCTTTGCAAGGATTGCCTGGTGACGGGGGTCTTGATTCGGACTTATCCAAAATGGCCGCCGGCGGATTTGAAGTAAATAAAAATTTAAAAACTAGAGAAAACGGTAGTCAATATTGGGAAATAGAATATGATGACGGCTCGATACAAACAGTAGAGGTAACAAACAATGAATCTTAAACCTTTGCCAGGTAAACTATTTTGTATATCATTGGAAGTTGGATTACGAAAATCTGCGGGCGGTATTGTTTTAACAGATGATAATGATATGCGAACAGGAGATAGAGGTATTCGACCTCGCTGGTTCAAAGTAATAAATGTAAATGCAGATACAAATTCCGATGATATTAAAATTGGAGATTATGTATTAGTTGAACATGGTAGATGGTCTAAAAGATTTACTGGAACCGACATCGATAATTATTCAGTTGTCGAAGAAAAATCTGTTATGTTAGTTTCGGAAGATCCACCTATAGTGTGAAGTCCTTTACAATAAACATAAACAAAGTTACTTCTAGAGACAGATGGTTGGGTGAAACAACCGGCACGTCTGTTGAAGGCGGTGCCTGTAATGCAAATTATAGACAAGTGGAAGCTGTTGCAAAAGTAGCCAATCATTTAGGTAATATAGGTTTAGAATACGGTAAAGACTTTTATTGGGAAGGATTTTCCTTAAACGAATTGACAATTTCATTAGATGATAGTAAAATAGTACTAATAGAAAAACTGAAGTGGTCATGAAAGAACTCTGGGTAGAAAAATACAGACCTAAGCAAGTATCAGAATATGTATTCCGCGATTTGTTGCATAAACAACGAATAGAGAATTGGATTAGCGAAGGCGGCATACCTCATTTACTGTTTAGTGGTGGAGCAGGCACAGGCAAAACAACATTGGCATTATTACTTGTCAATGAGTTGAAGGTTGCCGAATATGACTTTTTGCAAATCAACGCTAGTAGAGATAATGGTGTTGATCTTATGCGCGAGAAGTTAACTAACTTTGGTCAAACAATGCCATTTGGTGAGTATAAGGTTGTATTGTTAGACGAAGCAGATTATTTAACACCAAACGGACAGGCAATATTGCGTGGTATTATGGAGCAGTATCATGAAATATTGCGATTCATTTTAACGTGTAATTATCCTAATAGAATTATTCCAGCAATACATAGTAGATGTCAAGGTCTAAATATTCAAACATTAGATGAAACAGAATTTACAGTTAGAGTAGGACGAATATTAGACGACGAATCTATTAAATTTGAAATGGATGTATTGGAATTATATGTTAGAGCACATTATCCTGATTTACGTAAAACAATAAACACAGTTCAATTAAATTCTACAAACAACGTTTTACAAAAACCCAAGAGTGATGAAATTGCAGATGGAGACTATAAACTTGAAATGGTGTCTTTGTTTAAGCAAGGAAAATTAAAGACAGCACGAAATCTAATATGTAAACAAATTAGGACAGACGAGTATGAAGATATATATAAATTCCTATATAGAAATTTAGACTTTTGGAGTAGCAATCCAGACACGCAAGATGAAGCAATTATCATTATCCGTAATGGATTAGTAAAGCATGGCCAGATTGCTGATCCTGAAATTAATCTTAGTGCTACTCTAATAGAGTTAGAGCAACTTCCCCGCTTTTAAATAATTGGTTATTCATTGGCAATCACCATAAATTTCTAATACTTCCTTTACAGCAGGATGTCTTTCAATGTCTTTATTATCAAAGTATACGGTGTGTATTCGTCTGCTTTCTTTTTGATCAAATAGTTCCATAAATTCTTTTAGTCCATTATTTTCATAACCTCTGTCATGTTGTGCCAAATCACCGGTAACCACAATTTTACTACCTGTTCCTATTCTTGTTAGGAGCATCTTCATTTGTGACGGTGTTGCATTTTGCATTTCGTCTGCAAGTATCCATGCTTTTTTAAAAGTTCGTCCTCTCATAAAAGCCAAAGGAGCAATTTCTATTATTCCTTCTTCTATCATATTTGCTATTTGTTTAGGGGCCCAGTATTGTTCGAATACATCAAATATCGGTTTTGTCCAAGGTGCCATCTTGTCAATTAAAGTTCCAGGTAAGAAACCATGTTGCTCATCAACACTAACAGCCGGACGGGTTATTACTATCTTTTCTACATTTCCTTTTTTAAGGTTTACTATTGCTGATTGAACAGCCAATAAAGTTTTGCCGGTGCCTGCAGGCCCTATAGCAAATACTATATTTTTTTTACTATTGTCAAGCATTTCAATATATTCCTCTTGATGAATATTTCGTGGAATAATAATTACTTTGCTTTTGCGTGAACGGTAAACGTCCAATTGAATTACGTCATTGTTGTTTGAATTGTGTGAGTTTTGTTTCGCTCTTTTCATTCGTTTTCCCATAAGTACAGTCTCCAATTATTAAATTTAAGACCGAGCCCCATATGGTTACATAAGTATTTACTATAGAACTGTTAAAGTAAACTAATGGGTTATCTAAAAAGGCTAAATATATGTAGTGTTTAAAGAGAAGAAATAATGCCACAAGAATTTAATAAAATTAACGATACAATTACCAGTGCATTTGATAGTAATAGCATTCTAAATGTATTAATAGACTTTGAAGGTGTATTAGATCATTTAGATGTATATGCATATGAAAACTGGGAAAAGGGTGAAGTAATACAAGGCCCCGATTTAGAAAAATATTGGGTCACTGTTACATTAATGTATCCTAAAAAGTTAATGCCTAATCCAGACGGAGCATTACGTATTATTGAACGTGGCGGCAAAGTAATGTTTGGTGAAGATACTTATCTAAAACCTATTAAAATAACAAAACCAGAAGATATGGAAGCTAGAAAAAAACCTTTTACTGATAAAGAAGGTTATGAAGAGAAGCGTCCTAAATTAATAAAAATACCTGTATGGTTAGTTAAAATTACTTTACCACGAAAATTTGTTAATAGTCAAAGCAGTGAAAAAATTAGAGTTTCGGATACAGAATTAGATTTAGATGCAGTTACTTCTGCATATGATCAAAATTTAGATCAAGAAGAAGCATTGCAAGATAATAATCCACAATCAGCAACCCAACCAGAGAATCCAGATGAAATTAGTTGAAGGTCTTAGACAAAACGATTTAAAAGATTTAATTAAACCATATTTTAGTGTGGATATATTTGAGCCCAAATTTGGAAAGAATGAAGAAATAGTTGTTGTCGCCTTTGTTGCAGATGCTAAAGAACCAGCAGACGATCTTAAAAGTTTTATCGAAAATGGTGCATTTGATCAATTGGATTGTGAAGTGTCGGGTGGACCAAATAAAAAAGGACACTATCTTGTTTTTTGTGAATTCAATAGAGATAATACTTTATTCACTAATATTGCAGAAGTAGCAACACACATATATCAGGTTGCAGAAATAACACCAGATGAATGGAAGTTTAGAGCATATCGCAACGAAGAAATACTTCCTTTCAATGAAGAAAATTTTGCTGAAAATATAATTACTGATCCTGCCACATATAAAACAATGGAAGAATTAGCAGATCCTGGCGGAGATGAAGAACAGTCAGCTGAAACAACACTTTCCACAGAAGCACTTCAATATCGCAAACGCTATCAGTTCTTGGCAAATTATTAAATAAATGTTATAATATAGTAATATGAGTGACCCCTGGACAATTCTCGGAGTCGATAAAAATGCTACAGATTCTGACATAAAAACTGCTTATAGAAAACTTGCACAAAAGCATCACCCTGATCGAGATGGTGGGTCGGATGATAGATTTAAAGAAGTCAATGATGCTTATCAAAATATAAAAGATCAGGACGCACGACAAACATGGGAAGCATCACAAGTAGATCCGCGACAAGGATTTAATCCTTTTGTGAATAGAGGTGATCCTTTTGGCAATCTCCATGAAATTTTTAGAGGAGGATTTGGGTTTCACCAACAACCTCAAAGAAATAGAGATGTTCAAATTAATTATGATATATCACTGCAAGAAGTATATACTGGAATTAAAAGACAACTTAATGTTAATCTAGGAAATAATCAAACTGTTCAACTTAATTTAAATGTACCTCGAGGCGTAGAGCACGGCGATAAAATACGATTTGCAGGTATGGGTGCTCATGACATTTCAGAGTTGCCCAAAGGAGATTTATATGTTATTATAAGAATACTAGAACATCCTCGTTTTAAACGATTTAATCGGCGAGACTTAATTACTAAAGTAACAGTTAATGCACTAGAAGCGGCAATAGGATGTGAAGAATTTGTATCAGGTTTATCAGGACAAGAATTTAGTATAAAAATTAATAAAGGAACTCAACCTAATACTAAATTACGAATTCCAGAACAAGGTATGCCTGGTCGCGGAGGACAACGATCGGGTGATCTTATTATTCAAGTAGAAATTAAAGTGCCAATCTTGTCTGAAGAAGATTTAGAATTACCTCTTAAAGATATATTAAAAAAATAACTCCATAAATATTACTATGAAATTGGTTTACGAAAACAACCCAATATTAAAAGCAGAAACATTACCGTTTGATTTTGATCAAGATGTAGTTGATCCAGAAGAACTTATTTTAAAGATGGCTAAAACAATGCGACAAGCAAATGGCATAGGATTAGCAGGACCACAAGTAGGTGTACAGTTTAAGGTATTTGTTATAGATATACCTAGTATAATTGCTTGTTTTAATCCTAAGATAATTGAATATAGTGAAAAGGAAATTATACTTCCCGAAGGTTGTTTAAGTTTTCCTAATCTTTATATGGGTATTTCCAGACCTGAATGGATAGAAGCAGAATGGCAAACTTATAATGGTAAAACAAAAACCCGACGGTTAAATGGATTATCTGGACGAATATTTCAGCATGAGTTTGATCACCTAAATGGTGTTTTGTTTACAAGTAAAGCGAAGCCAGTAGCATTGCGAATGGGTAGACAAAAACAAAGAAAAACTAACAAGAAAAAAGTATATGCCTGATCACGATAAAGTAGAACATATCATAAGTAAAGCATTTGGTTTAGCCAAATCTCTTAATCACGAATATGTAACAATAGAACACCTGTTGGTTGTTCTATTAGAAGAAGATGAAGTTAAACATATAGTAGGAAGTGTTGGTCCTAATCCTGAAGAAGTTCGTATATCTATAGTTGAACATGTTAATAATAATATGAATGAAATTATGGTTCCTGGCCCTGTTGAGCCTCGTAAAACATCAACCTTAGAAAGAACATTTAATAGGGCATTTACTCAAGCATTGTTTAATAGAAGACAAGCCATTCAAGCAAAGGATCTATTTTTAAGTATATTAGCAGAACGACAAAGTCATGCATATTATTTTTTGGCAATGCATGGAGTGGATCGTGATAGCATTATTAAATTAATCCAGCAACAACTTATTGATGAATACCAAGTTTCTGGCATTGACGGGATGGATGCAGAAAAAGTATTAGAAGAATTTTGTGTAAATTTAAATACACAAGCAACAGAGGGAAAAATAGATCCCATTATAGGAAGAGAAAAGGAACTACATGAATTACTTCATGTCCTTGCACGACGAAAGAAAAATAATGTAATAATGGTAGGTGAAGCAGGTGTAGGTAAAACTGCAATGGCAGAAGGATTAGCAAAACTTATATCCGAAGACCAAGTACCCGATACAGTAAAAGGTAATACAGTTTATCTATTAGACATTGGTGCTTTATTAGCAGGAACAAAATATCGTGGTGATTTAGAAGAACGCCTTAAAGCAGTATTGGACATATTACAAAACATGGAAAAATGTATTTTATTCATTGACGAAATACATATGATAATGGGAGCAGGTACTGGTGGTAATGGTAGTATGGATGTTGCTAATATGTTAAAGCCTGCATTAGAAAAAGGAAAACTACACTGTATAGGTGCAACCACACATGAAGATTATAGAAAGTACTTTGAAAAAGATTCTGCATTAGTGAGACGTTTTACAAAATTAGACATACATCAACCTAGTACCGAAGACACTATTAAAATTATAGAAGGATTGGCTTCATATTATGAAGACTTTCACGGCATTACTATTGAACGTAAGTCGATAAAAACAGCGGTAGAATTAAGTGTTAAGCATATGATGAATAAATATCTGCCAGATAAAGCATTAGATTTAATAGATAGTGCATTGGCCAGACAACGTATACTACCTATAACAGAACGTAAAACACATATAGAAGATATAGACATTAAACGAGAAGTAGCACACCAAACTCGTATTCCTATAGAAATAATTAATACAACAGAAACAAGTTCTAGTGCTGTAATAAACATAGATGAAAAAATTAAACACAAAGTATTTGGGCAAGATGAAGCAATTGAAAAATTAACAGATGCTATTCATATATCACAAGCAGGATTAAAAGATCCTGAAAAGCCAATTGGTTCATTTTTATTTACAGGACCTACTGGTGTAGGTAAAACAGAAACAGCAAAACAACTTGCTGATAATTTAGCATTAAAACTTGTCCGCTTTGATATGAGTGAATATCAAGAAAGACATTCAATAGCAAAGTTGATAGGATCACCTCCCGGCTATGTGGGATATGAAGATGGTGGATCAGGAAGTGGTAAACTTATTAATGAACTAGAAAATAATCCTAATTGTGTATTGCTATTAGATGAAGTAGAAAAAGCACACCAAGATGTCTTGAATATATTACTACAAATAATGGATAGTGGTGTTGTGACATCTAGTAATGGAAAAACTATATCAACTAAAAACATTATCTTAATAATGACATCTAATTTAGGAGCATCGGACAGTGAAAAAGTAGCAATTGGATTTGCAGGTGGAACAGATGATCATGCCGCAGGTGTTGCTGTTAAAAAGTTTTTTGCACCAGAGTTTCGCAACAGACTAGATGCTACTGTTAATTTTAATAAACTAGACGAAAAGTTTATTTCAAAAATTACTACTAAATTCTTAAATGAAGTTGAAGAGTTATTAAAACCACGACATATTACATTAGTACCGCAAAAGGATTTATTAGATTGGCTATGTAAAAAAGGATTTACTCCTACTATGGGTGCAAGGCCTATGAAAAGGTTAATAGATACAAAAATTAAAAAGCCAATTAGTAAACTAATAGTTTATAACGATGTGCGGGATTGTGAAATTGTTATAGGCATTGATTTAGAAACAGATGAAGTAAAAGTAAATGCAAAGCAAACTGGATGAACTAAAACAGTGTTGCACATACCACGTGGCGCCTCGTGCTTATTATAATAACTTTCTTTATAAAGTACGTCTGTTTGGAGTGCATCATACGTCTAATTATGGATTTCTTCACTTTAGAAAAACACCGGAAGAAGATGCACCTTTATTAACCGATGAAGATATACTTAAAATCGAATTGTACCTTAGACAAAATAAGTTACAAAAAGGTAAAGATTTTAAAATGCGGCGTGAATGGACAACAACTTTTTATTTTAAGGATCCTTTTTGGACATTATGTTTTGTTGAATCTTTTAAAAATTTAGTTATAGACGTATACGGTCCTATGAATAATACTCATAGTGATTTGATGGTAGAAGATTATGAAGTAGTTGCTAAAGATACTCTTTGGTTCAGAAAGTATAGATGGAAAGTAGAATTTTATGGAGATCATGATTTTGTAGAAAAAGACATTGTTAAAATTAAAAACTATTTAGACAATATAGATAAAACTGAATATATGTATAGTCCCAATGTTAAACGGATAAATTTTCATCATAAAGTAGGAATGGCAACTCATGGTAGTCATATGGGAACTCCTAGTCGTGCAGGAGCGTGGGGCCCTACAACTCCTGGATCAGGCTTTGGCCGTAGAGGTGGCGGATTAAGATACATATATAAATGGTCTGTTTGTAGTATATATTGCAAAGCAATAGAAGACGTTCTTGTATTAAAAATGATAGCTCCAAATTCGTTAAAAAAGATCATCAAATGCGTTACTTATAAAGAGTTAAAATAAATAAAGTGACAGACATTTGTTCTTATAGGAGATACAAATAATGGGCACACATGAAGAATTTGCCCGCCTCGTCCGTACTCACCATAAGCGTTTTAGTAACGTGAAACGCGACTATTCAATTAATGATGTTTATCGTTTATCTAGTTCCATAGATATAAAACATACTCTTGCCCACATGGGTGCAGAGAACTTATGGGATTATATAAACTTTGAACCATTCGTGCGAGCATTAGGTGCAGTTACTGGCAATCAGGCGGTTCAGATGGTACGAGCTGGATTACAATCAATATACCTGTCGGGGTGGCAAGTAGCCGCTGATAATAACACAGCAGGAACTACGTATCCAGATCAAAGTTTATACCCCGCTAATAGCGGACCCGAATTAGTAAAAAAGATTAACAATGCATTTGAGCGTTCAGATCAAATAGGGCAATTAGAAGATGACGATACATTTTGGTTTGCTCCTATTGTAGCAGACTGTGAAGCAGGATTTGGCGGAGCACTAAATGCATTTGAAATTACTAAAGCATATATAGAAGCCGGAGCCGCTGGTGTCCATTTTGAAGATCAATTAGCATCTGAAAAGAAATGCGGACATATGGGCGGTAAAGTTTTAATTCCTGTGCAACAGCATATAAGGAACTTAAACGCGGCAAGACTTGCGGCAGATGTTATGCGAGTACCTACTGTTATTGTTGCTCGTACAGACGCAGAAAGTGCTACACTATTAACAAGTAATATAGACGAACGCGATCATCCATTTATCAGTGACGATAGAACAGAGGAAGGTTTTTATCGTTTAGATCCTGCACAGTCTTTTGAACGATGTGTTGCTAGAGGACTTGCCTTTGCTCCATATTGTGATTTACTTTGGATGGAAACATCTAAGCCAAATTTAGATCAAGCACAAAAGTTTGCAGAAACAATTCGCAAAGAGTATCCAAATCAAATGTTAGCATATAATTGTTCTCCTTCGTTTAATTGGAGAGCAAATTTAGATGAGAAAGACATTGTAAATTTTCAAGATGCAATAGGCGAAATGGGATACAAATATCAATTTATTACACTTGCTGGCTTCCATAGTTTAAATTATAACATGTTTGATCTAGCATCCAAATACAATAAAGTAGGAATGCCTGCGTTCTGTGAACTGCAAGATAAAGAATTTGCGGCTGAAATTGATGGATATACTGCTACTAAACACCAGCGAGAAGTAGGCGCAGGTTACTTTGATGAAGTATCTAAAGCAGTTTCGGGCGGATCATCTTCGACTACAGCATTATCGGGGTCCACCGAAGAAGATCAGTTTTAAGATAAATACTTTTATGGCAAAGTTAAATGAAGATATCGTAGTTATAAAAGTTAGTAAACTATTGCGTGATACAGACGAAGAAGCACCTATACTAGATGATCAACTTGTTGCTCAATTAGAGCAGGTTATTGGGGAACTTGTTCCTGGATCTCTTGTTGAAATAGCCAGAGGATAACCTATGAGTAGACAAAGTGTATTAATGTTAGGTACAAAAAATGAACTAGATTATACTGGTGATTCTGTTAGGGGCGACGGTTTTTACGGATTTTCTGACGGTATACATACTGTGCAAATTACTGTCGCAGATTATATAGGCCGTATTTATATTCAAGGTACACTAGCATCTACTCCAACAGAAACCGATTGGTTTAATATTAAAGTCACCGGTAACGATGATTATATTACGTATGGCGTAGGAGCAGGTACTGGTGTTACAAATACAACAGCAGTCACTTTTCAAGGTAATATGGTATATCTAAGAGCAAAAGTTGAACGATCCCATCTAAGTCTACTTATTACTGAGGTTGGAACATTAAGTAAAATCCTATTAAATATTTAATTATTAAAGATAAATAATTAAAATGATAGGAAACGTTACTTATGTCAATTAATTCAGCCGGCTCTGTATTTGCAAATCAACCAATTCCAGCTTTTAAAATCGCGTCTGCGGATTTAGTAGACGACCAACTTCTTGTATACGATACAACAGAACAAGCATTTGTAAATACAACTCGCAGTTCTATTACAACATTAACTAGTTTAGGAGGCGGCACTTCTTTAGTTGCTCCTAAGGTAGATAATGATCTCCAAATTAAATCACTTAAAGAGGGTACAGGTATTACCCTTACAGATGATGGTACTAGTATAACAATAGACAGTGACCCTGCTAACGTAATAACTGGTAGTAACTTAGGTGCCGGCGGTGCAGATAGAGGTCCTCCATTTGCAGGAAAAGTAGGATTTGATTTACAGTTTAGATCACTTCGAGTAGTTGATGGACATATAACTGTAGGATATGATGCTAATAATATTCTTCTTGCATCACAAGCTGAAATAAACACATCATCTAATGTCGGTACAGGTTCGGCTGCATCTGTAGTTTATGGTAAAACAAATGAAGATTTAGAGTTTAGAGGTATATTGGGCGGACAACAAATTTCTGCTGTTAACTCGGGGCCCGACGTATTGGTTAGTACAGACTTTGGATTTACAATGCCAGTTGATCAGTACAAATTAGTACAAATAGACAATGCAGGCGAAATAATAGCTGCACCAGAGGGCGCCGCAGGCGAAGTTTTACATTCAAATGGTCCGGGTGCGGGCGTATATTGGAGCGATCAATCTTATAGTATTTCTAAAACCATAAGAATAGAATTTGATGGTACAGGTAATCTTTCATTGGTAGATCCTACTTCTACGCCGGCCGAATTTATCTGCATGGTCGCCGGTAATAAAATAACAATATCACATACTTTGGGTACCTGGCCCAAATCCGTATCTTATTTTGGATGGGATAGTACTATTTCGGCATGGAAATATAGAGAACCTACCGGCACATATCAAGTAACGATACCTATGGGAATGTCAAACACACAATTTGAAATTAATGTTATTGCAGCTGTTGCCGGTTCAAATGTAAATGGCCAAGCATATGTAAACATGGTATTCTAATATGAGTATTCATAACGTTCCGCCTCCAAAGTTGCTCAGTTGCAATATGACATTAAATGCAACCACTCCTATTGCTTCTTATTGGACAGGCACTGTTACGACTGACTTAAAAGGCAAAGCACGATCCTGGAATGTTATTGTTTCTGTCAATACACAATTTCATAGTAGTGTAGAAAATAGCGGAGTATATGATGGCAGAGATGTTAATGTAGGCGACTATATTACAACTGAAGGCGGTGCTAAATTTTTACGTATACTTGCTATTAGTTCACAAAATTTAGGACAAGTAATTTGTGAAGTAGAAGACGAAGATAAACTCAACGCATTACTAGATGAAACACAAGCAGGTGATGGTTTTACAGAAACAACTGATGGTTTTATATTTGAAGTAAAAAATAACATGCCGGTGTTGTATCCCTTACCAGCAGTTTTACCAGCACAATTTACTAGAGGATTTGCTGGCGAAATTATTTCTCGTTTTATGCAACGAGGAAAACATGACACATATCATACTATGCAAGCAGGTCATAATTTATCAGAAGGTAGAGCAGTTTGTTTAAAAACAAATGGTGAATTTGAAATGATAGATTATACCAGTACCTCTAGTAATAAACAAGTATTTGGTATAGTAGAAGAAATTCATTATCCCGAACCAGACAATGTTCGTATACGGACAGTTGGTCCTGTTATTGATGTTAATTTAACAACAGGTACAGCGGGGTCTGTCTTTTATTTAGATAGAACTAGCAGTACTGGCCAATTAACAACTACCCAACCTTCAATGCAATCACTTCCTATATACATCAAAATAGATAATACTCGAGCGGTGTTTATGGCTACTGGATTGGATGAAGCAGTCAATAACGTAATAGGAAGTTATACTGTAGCAAACATGACTGCTCTATTAGCTATTACTGCTATGGATGCAGGAGATACTGCATTTGTTTTAGATACCGGATCCCCCGAAGGTGCAGGAGAATGGGGATATTTTGTATATGATGGTACTAGTTGGAAAATGATATCGACAGAAGACGGCGCAGGTGTTGATGCTAAAAGTCATAAACAACTTGTATCATGGAATAGTGCTTCACAAACAGTTATTCATAAAGTTAGTCATAACGTGCGAGTACTTAATGTTAGTGTAGAAGTAATGACATTATTCAATGGACTAGGTGCTACTATTACAGTAGGAGATGGAGCAAATAATACTAGGTTTATGGAAATAACAGAAAATGATTTATATTCAGATGGAAAATATTATAGTTTTCCTAATCATTTGTATAACGAAGCAACAGAACAAGATGTTATTGCATTTTTAGATCCTGGTACTGCTTCACAGGGATCAGCAGAAGTGTTGATAACTTATGTATAATAAATATAGTTAATAAGAGAAATATTACATGGCAATTGTCAAACAATATGGTTTATCGGGCGTAGCAGACGACTTACAGTTAGGTAAAGGTGGCGGCCGTTTAAAATATGATACCGATCATTTTAAAGCACGGACTCATAATGATAGTGGGTACGTACGATTTAAAGCTTCTGATCCAATAAATGCAGAAGATGTAGCAACAAAATTTTATGTAGATTCTGTAGCACAAGGATTAAATCCAAAAGAAGCAGTAACAGTTGCTACCAATGATCTTTCAATTATAGACGATAATGTTTCGGGTGGATTAGTTACACCCGACATGATGAATTTAAGTTATGATAAGCCTAATGACAAATGGACATTAGTTAATGGTATTCATGTAGACGGTGTTCCATTAATTAATGGTGATAGAGTTTTAATTAAAGATGCCACCGGTGGAGATTTACCAGGCAATGGTATTTGGGAATATACTCTAGCTACAAAAATATTTACTCGTGCCCTTGATTCAGATAATATAACTGCAACAAATTCTGAATTTGGAGGAGGTACTTTTGTTTTTGTATTAAACGGTCAAGTATGGGCAAATACAGGATGGATAGTTAATAGTCCTACTGGTGTTGCTACATTAGGCACAGACAATATTTCTTTTGTACAATTTAGTAGGGCAACAGGAATTTATGCTACAGATGGTTTAGCACAAGATGGTAATAGATTATATGTTCGCACAGACGGAACTACAGTTTATTTAGATAATGACGATCTTGCTGTTAAATCTAGCGGCACACCTCATCAAACTTTAAGATCAGATGGTGCCGGAGGCACAGCAACTTGGGCCGCATTAGATTTGGGAGAGCCTCAAGCAACGTCAGATACTTTATTAAGATCACGAGGTGGATTAGCAGCCGATGTTAGTGGGTTTGTTGATCAAAGTTTATACGTATCTAATTTAACAGGTAACAATACAATACAATTAGCACCTGGTGCTAATCATACAGTACTACGTATAGATGGTTCCGGTAACTTAGGTTATGGTGGTATTGATATATCAGCATCCGGTATTATTACAGGTACATTAGATGAAACACTAGGTGGTACAGGTGAAACTACATATACACAATATGATTTACTAGTTGGGGATGGTAGTAGTAAATTAGGTAAGTTCGGCATAGGATCAAACTATCAAGTATTGGGTGTAGACGGGTTTGGTGTACTTACTTGGAGATCTGTACAACTAGATGAAGCTGCGGCAGTTGCAGGTATACTACCAGAGTCACATGGTGGTACCGGTATAGAAACATATACAAAAAGTGATATAATTTATGCTGGTAGTACAGGGGGAGACGGTGTCTTAGCAACATTAGGAATAGGCACAAACAATCAAGTATTAAAAGTTAACACCTCAGGTAATCCAGTTTGGGGTGATTTGGGTTCTATATTATCTCAAATTGAATCAACACGTCAAGTAGCAATAACTACAGCAACTACCAACATAGGTGCTAATTTACCTGCATATTCACGAGTAGTATCTATTAAAATACATATTACAACTCCTTATACAGGTACAGGTGTTGCAATGACAATAGGTGATGCAGGAAATAATACACGCCTAATGGAATCTAATGAAATAGATTTAGAAACAGCAGGATTATATCAAATCGAATTACATCATAATTATGGATCTGCTTCTGAGCAAGTAGTAGCATATATTGTTGGTGCAACAGGTGGTGCTGGTTATATTATACTAACTTATATAACAGATTAATTATTCTCTTTTTATCGCTCATACAAATATTTACTGGTATTTTAATGAAAGTTAAGTAATAATTTAACAATATTAACTCAGTTGATTGCTTTTCACCCCCTTTTGATAAATAAAAATAACAACAAACGATTGTTGCCATTAAATGGGAAAAAACTATGACTACAAAAGTAAATGGCACATTTGAATTCGCCGCATCTGGCGATACAATGGGTGGTCTATTTGTATATAAGGTTGTATGTGGCGCCGCATTAGTAACTAACGCAGCTGGCACAGGAACCGGTGATCTCTTTCTTAATGCAATTGGTGTACAACCAGTAATTTGGAGTGTAATGACTGCAACTGGTTTTAGCATTTGGACAGAACATGCAATTTCAGCTGCACAAGAAACAGCTGGTGAAGCAGTTGCAGATGTAACTTCGATTACAGATACAACAGCTACATGGCAATTGGCCTAATACCTAATTCAAAGCGTATTAACACAAAATTTAGCCCCGCTTTCGAGCGGGGCTTTTTTGTGGTAAATAACTATATATAATTGGAGTTATGGCAATGCCGGACAGAAGAATGACTAAAGATACATCAATAAACAAAGGACTATTACTAACAATAGGAGTAGCCTTTTTAGTTCAAGTAGGTGGTTTTGTTTGGTGGATGTCTGGATTAAACTCCGAAGTAACGCGATTAGCAAGTATACAAGGTACAGCAATTCCAGCACTAGAGGCAGAGGCACAGAAATGTGGTATTGCTATTCACAATAATATACAAGCAATTAAAGAAATTCAAGAACATGACTTGGCTATTTCAAGTCTTGATGTATTAGGTTTTAAAGTAGATCAACTCAGAGAAGAAATTGGAACTTTACGAGAAGTAGATAGAGAAATTATGACACAACACGAAAAGATATTTGATTGGATGGCTTCTAATGGTAGAAGTGCTAGTGGTGAGAATCCTTACGATGACGGCTATTAATTATGAGTTTTACAACATATAATATTAAAGGAACTACTAGTCCTTCATTTAAAATACGTAGTGGTGTTGCTACAGCAGAACTTCACGTATTACGAGGCCAAAGTACTAGTGGAACTGCAACAGAATTATTTTTAGATGGTATAAGTTCTCAATTAACTTTACCCGACAACAGTGTGTCTTTAATTCATGCTGATTTTGTAGGAAACTATATACAAGGCGCATTACAAGAAACTTCAGGTTATAGAATTTCTACCACAGTAACTAATTTTAATAGTACAGTTACATTAGCAAACATACCAGCCGAAACTGTATATCAAGAATCTACATCTTCATGGTATGCAGAAATAATAGCAGGAGGCGCAAGTTCCAACGTAGTTAAATTTATAGTTCATGGTCAAGGTGGTAAAACCATAAATTGGACAGCATTTATTAATGTTGCAACTAGTGTACAATAATGGTCAGAACAGCTAAAATTTCAGAGTCTCCTCCTAAAGAAACACAAGTACTAGTTACTGAAAAAACTTATGAGGTTGATAAGGCTGACTTTTTAATAAAAGAAGGATGGGATCAAAGTCAAACTTGGTATAACAAGACAGCTGGTTTCATGGACACTCTGCGGTTGATCCCTAGATTATTGATGGTGTGTTATGGTTACATATTTTGGATTTCAACACAGTGGTTCATGGCACAACCAGATCCAACCAACGCACAAGCCGCATTTATATCAACTATAGTAGGTGCCGGTGCCGCATGGTTTGGATTATATGTTGGTAGTGGGCATAAGAAGGAAAAATAGGTAAATATTACTATGGAAGCATTTAAACATCATGTTAGATTGGTTGTCGAGAATGAATTGGATACAGATCTAATTAAAGCATATTATAATACTATTCAAGATCATTTAGGAGAAACTGTTCAATCAGATGAAGATAATGTTTCGCTTGTGCATCACATTATGGATGGAGCACATTGTTATGATATTAATTTAATAGAAGATATGGATGCCGAACAAGGCGACAATGTTGCCGAAGCTCTTAATAAACTAATAAACGAAGATATTGACTTTCTAATTGAAGGTACAAATTCTTTAGAACTAGAAGCAAATTTAGATGAAGTTAATGAAGAAATTGGCGACGATCATTATGAACATTTAGCACATGATTTTGCCAAGTATAGACATAATCGTTGGGTAGATCATAAAATGGCAACAGGATGGAGATATGGACAAGAAATAAACGAAGAAAATAAAACACATCCACATCTTGTTAGTTGGGACGCACTACCTGAAAGTGTAAGAACAGTAGATAATAATCTTCCTAGTATGTTTATGTCTCTATTAGGACACAAGGGATACGGTATCCACCAGAAATAATCTTTATTGCATAAATAAACAAAAGAAATTAGTTTGATTTTTTTTTGACTGAAGGAGAAAGAAAAAAATGACGCAGTTAATTGATCCAAGAAAATTTACTGAAGCAACGGGCCTATTAAGGTCCTTTTTTTTAGAAAAAGGTTTCTTGGAAGTACACACACAAAACAGATTAAGCATATTAGCGGCATGCGAAGATCCAACAACAGTTTCAACTTATAATTACGCCGGTAATGTTTGGCCGCTTCCACAAACAGGCCAAATGTGGTTAGAACATGAATTATTATCAAAGCCAGAAGTACCTGGCTTTTTTTGTGTCTCCACATCTTATAGACAAGAACCAAATATAATAGAAGGTAGACATGATTTAATATTTCCAATGTTTGAATTTGAAATGCCTGGCAATATGAATGATTTATATAAAATGGAAATAGAATTATGTGCATATTTAGGTTTTGGTAGTATAGTAGATAAAAACTACGAAGATTGGGCAATAGAGTTCAACGTTGAAGAATTAACACATGCAGAAGAAAATGCTATGTACGGAAAATATGGTAATGCTCAAATGATAATGAACTTTCCAAATCATACATCGCCTTTTTGGAATATGAAACAAAATGGTGATGGTACAGCCGCAAAAATAGATGTTATAATTGCAGGCCAGGAAACAATAGGTAGTGCAGAACGTAGTTCAGATACAGACGAAATGCGTGATCAATTCCATACAATCAGTAATGGAATGTATGCAGATTTACTATATGGTCAGTTTGGTAAAGAACGTGTAGAAGCAGAACTTGAAGAGTTTTTAAGTTATGATTTCATACCTCGCACAGGCGGCGGTATTGGAATGACACGACTTATACGAGCATTTGATGTAGTTGGATAAAAAATGATCCGGGGTGATGGAATTGGTAGACATGCCAGACCGTTTATCTGGTGTCTGAAATGACGTGGTGGTTCGATCCCACCCCCCGGAGCCAACTATTTATCGGAAAATGGTTGACAAATCATTAAAATAGTGTATAATACAATAATAAGAAACTAATAGGAGCCTAGAGCTCGGGTAGCGGATAGTAAAATTCCACCATCAACCACACTTTACTATTCGCGCCAACTTCTTCTTTCCTTTAACTACTCAGAAAATAATTATTCTCTAGATAAATACTTAAAAGTATTTCTAGGAGTTTTATTATGAAATTTCGTTCACTGATAGAAAGTTCATTGGCTGAACAGTTGCGGCGTATAGCCGAAAATATTCGTACTTATGCACAAGAGACAGACGAATATTTACAATCTTCAACCGGTGAAAGTCTAAAAGACATTAACAATTATAACAATACAGCAAACTATATTCAAGAAGGTAATGCCAATGGAGTAACTGCTCTTCTTCAGAAAATGGATGAAGACACCAAAGAGTTAATTTTGGATATGATTGCCGAATCCCCAAAATTTAAAGATATCATCCAACTTAAAATAAAGGAAGATGAGGAAAAAGTTACATTTGGTCCAAAAACAGGTAAGGAAAGTTACCCAATGGGTTATTCCGACGAAGGTCGCTTTAAACTATATGTTGTAACAGAATTACTTCCTAGAATAAAAGATATAGAGCTGTCTACTGCTGTTGCAAAAGCATTAGATAAAATAGATGGTAAAGGTTCTCGTGATCCAATCACTAGAGAAGACGTCGAAATAATTGAGCGAGTATTTGCTTCAGCATATAAACAGGGTCTTTTAAAACGCTACATGAGTGCAAGAAAAATTCCTGTTAGAAACACCGAAGAATCCGTACACGTATATGAAAATTGTGGATGTGGCGGTGACATGACTCAAGAAACAACTCCCCAATTTAAACTTTTTATGTGGAATCCCATGACAGGTGAATTTATACCTTTAGAAGTAGCAGATGTACAAAATATGGGTCCGATAGATGATTTTCATACAAGTTACTCAGGTGAATATTAATGAAATTTAAAGAAATAATGCAAGAAGCAGATGGTCGATCTCAGGCTGTTAGACATAATGATGATTGGGAAGACGATAACGGGCAAGAAGATGTTGCTTCTATAGGCGATGCTCCCTATGCTATTATATGGCATGCACAATATCATGAATGGTATGGTGCCGGTGATCCTGCAACAGGTGAAGGTCGTTATAAACCAAAAGGTGATGCAGGTGCTGTATTAGCAAAAAATATACCATCTTATAAACAAGCACAAGAACTTTTAACACATCCAAAAATAGAAAAAGTTGCACAGGAACACGGCGAATGGGGCAAAGATCTTATGTTAATATCACAAAGTACTGGTCCACAAATTGTTTCAATGTCAGAATTAAAAGATCATTTTTATGGCTATGATCCTGATATGCAAGAATACGGCGCAAAGCCTGAACAGTATGATCATCATACTGTCATTGATATGGCAAACAAAGAAAGTGTTAATGAAGAAATAGATCACTTTGCAAATGCTATAAAAATGATAAATTCTATCATTACAGAAATAGATGAAAACTATCATGAGCGTATGGAACTTATAGAAGGACCTGCCGGACTACGATATATGTTTAGTTACTGGCGAAACAGTCCACATACAAAAGATAGAGTAGACGAACTTAAAAAGTATGCGGCAGAAAAACTTCATGAAGTAGATTCTAAACCAGAACATGTAAAATGGAGTAAACAAAAACCTTGGGAACGTGATTATGGTCCACCACCCACAGTAGATGAAGGACATATTACCTTACCTCCAATAGACTCAGAACGTTATGGTGAACGTCCTGGATTAGAAGGCCCATTTAGAGCACGTAATGGTAGAGTAGTTTATTATGATCCTATCGAAGGTATGTATTATGATCCGGATACAGACATGTATATTTCCAATGACGACTGGGGAGAAATGAACAGATGAGAATCAATGAAGTGGTATATATGTATGAAAAGGCACCGCCTGGACGAGAGGATCAAGTAAAACGGTTAAAGCAAAAGTTTTGTGGTGGGAAAAGTGATTGTCCTCGAGCATATGCTACAGCATGGGCAAGTTATAATAAACGGAAAAAATGAAAATACGCGATATAATAAATGAAAGTACTAGTGCAGGCGGAGTTGCTTCTGTAGCTTTTCCTATGGGTACAATATCGCGCCGAAAAAAACCAAAAACACTATTAGCATCAGCTGATAGATCTTCGACATATAGAAATTGGGATTTAGAAAAATTACACGCCGAACTGATAAAAGCTCGCCAGCAGGGGCGGGGGACATGGCAAGATATACAACTGGAATTACTTAGACGAGCAGAACAAGGAAGATTTGGTAAATCCGGTGCTAGGATTTAATTATGATTCGTCAAGGCTTTGTACGATCAGACCAATTCATTAAAGATATTACACAATTTGGTGTACATCCAGAAAATCCGGATGCATTAGGAGAATTTAATTCTATGCTTTTAGATTTAGGTATACCAAAATCTACAAATCCTCTTGCTCCTAAAAATGTGATATTACAACAAGCAAATAATTGGGCAGAGTATAATGAATTACCAATAAAATTTTTAAATATTCATAATTGGGAAAGTTTTGTAGATGGTAGAGATTTATCTCCTGTATGGAAAATAATAATAGATGAAGGTGTAGCTAAATTAAACAATCTTCTAAACGAAATGGGTGCATTGTTTGAAGAAGATGGCAAAGGTGATTGTTTTGAAGTAGCAGGTAGAGCAATGATCGACTTAACTGAAGAGCAAGAAATGTATGGTATGAAATTAGTACATGCATTTGTTCGCGGACAAGGTGAATTAGAAGGCAGACGATTTGAACATGCGTGGAATGAACAAGGCGATGTTGTATTAGATAATAGCAACGGCAATAATGTAGTATTGCGTAAAGAGCAATACTATAAATTGGGCGGTATAGAAGTAGAAACGGGAGCATATGCTACATATAATAAAGATGATACTATGATTAATATGCTAAAACATGGACATTATGGTCCATGGGATTTAAATGATAGTTTACAAGAAGGTAAGTAATATTATGACAATACCAAATGAAAAAAACGAGGTAGGTAGACAAAATATACAAATCACTAGTGCCGATTTTGAAAAAATTAAACACGACATGCGTGAAGAAACTGTAGTAGAAGATTCGGCCAGCCGAAGTGCTACTATGTATAAAATGTTAACAAAGGATAATCCTTTCTTTAGAAATCCTTTTAAAGTAGATGATTACGATCCTGATTCATCCGGCGTACATGTTATAGAAATAACAGAAACAATTAGCCATTACTATAAAGTTCCTGCACAATCTTACGATGAAGCATTTGACAAATACTTGGCAAGTGGGCAGAAAAAAGACTCTGAATACTATGATGGACAAAAAGATTGGTCATCTGAACATGCTTATTTAGGTAGATTTGCTCCTGAAGAAGAAGATGAAAGTATAGATACTGCTTATAACAATCTAGTAACAGAATGGAACAAACAATTAGACGGAATTGAATAAATACTTAAAGTAAGCGGTATAGGAACATATTATGAAACATAAAAATATTAGCGAAGGTGTACTAGATGTTACAGATGAAGAGGGATGGATGGCCAAATCTCAACTGTATAAAATTGCAAAATATGCAGGAGAACTTCATTCAATGATAGGAGACACTGATCAATTAGAACCGTGGATGCAGGCAAAAATAACAAAAGCCGCTGATTATATGGGTGCAGTTAAGCATTATATGGAATATAGTATGGTTTCTAATATAGCACAAGAAGTAGTTCCTATGGACGTAGAACCAGAAGCAGTTCCAATGGAATCAAAAGAAGAAGATAAAGAAAAACCCATAGAAGAAGACAAAGTAGAGGAGCACAGATACAGAAAACGTAAGAAAGATAAAACTCCGTGGCCTGCACCAACTCCTGTACCTACAAGTCTTTTAGCATCTAAAGAAGAAGATGAAGAAAATGCACTAGACGAAGATGCAGAATTAGAAGCAACTGCAAGAGAATTTATGGGTAATGCATTGTTAAAAATATTAGATAATAAAACCAATGAAAATTAATCAATTACTAGAAGATCATTACTCTTCACTAAAGCCTGGTGCTCGTATAGACCAAGAAAAAAAGGATAGGGAATTAGGTATTGGCCATGACTGGGTACTTAAACCAGGTGATACACAGCCAACATATGTTGGTCGTTTAGAAGATCATCCTGATCTACAACTCCAAACAGATTTTATTACAGATATTCCTGCCAACAAAGGCGACGAACCAAATCGTTATATAGAAAAACTTAAAAAGGCCGGAAAATGGTATCTAGATTCATTAGATGACGCAGGTCAATCTATAGGAAGAGGTCTTAAAGATGTGTTTGTTAAAGGCCCAAGTATTAAACGTGAACTACAAGGTGTAGGAGAATTTGGTAAACGTCGATGGGATGCATTACAAGATGTTATGAAAGATGATGTAAATCGAATGAGAAAACTAGCAGGTTTAAATGAAGCACCTATTGGTTGGGGCAGAAGTAAAGAAATAGATGATATGGAATTTCCCACTAAAGGTGTAAGGTCGCATCATAAAGACACCGGCTGGGATGATGAAAAAGACACCGATTCTAGTGAAGATGTTTGGGCATATAGTCCACAAGGCGCAAGTGATATAGTTGCTAGAATAGTAAAAACAGATCATGGGTTTCAAGTATATGTTCGTGGTCCATATGGTTGGATAGCACAAGGACAACCACACAAAAGTCAAGAAGAAGCAGAAGCAGATGCAAAGTTATTTTTTGAAGCAGTAGAAACGCTAGATGTTGATCAACTCAATGAAGAACAATTCCTAGAAGCAATGTCTCTATTAGAACTTCATGATGAAGAACTTACAGAAGAACAACTCAATGAAGTTTTACCAGCAGTAGCAGCTGGCGTAGGAGCCGGTTTGGGTATGTGGGGCATTGATCAAATGTCGAAGCCACATGAAGAACGGACTTGGACTAAACTTTGGAGAAAATTTGGACCAAAGAAAAAAGAAATGGGCCGCCCCGGGGCCAGGTATCACCGTATAACGCCGATATCACGGCCCAAAGAAGTCGTTGCTAAAGATAGGTGGGCCATCAAGCCACTTAGCAGGAAAAAAGAAAAAGAAGTCGTTGCTAAAGATAGGTGGGCCATCAAGCCACTTAGCAGGAAAAAAGAAAAAGAAGTCGTT